TGTCCTCAGGATTAGGTAATATCAATCCTAGAAAAATCCAAAAGAATAATATTATTTCCAACATTAGGTTTGTGCTAGATTTTGAACTCTACCAATTTCTTGCCAAACTGAGCCATTGTATCTAAAGCTGAAGATGTCAGTCTTGTTGGCTGTAGCTGTTACAGTTGGTGCGGTACTTGCTGCAAATTCAAAGACTGTATTCCAACCAATCGTTCTAGCTGTACCACCTTGAGCTATCTCAACCGAAATAATTGCACCTTCTACAGCGTTACTTGGTGCTGAAAATGTAGTATTTTCTGTAGTTACATGATAAGCGTTAGCTGCTGCTCGTGCATCCCAAGCTACTGCATTAGAGCTTGAGGTAATTGCAACTTGGCTAATGTTAGCTGAGGTTGTTGAGGTGTGTAGACCTGTGGTTGTAGCACCTGTTGATGTTGTTTCTAATTTTTTAGCATTGTCGTAATATAACTCAACAGTACCATCAACATTAGCTTCCACCATTGTTTCGCCAGTATGTTTTCCTAAGATAATTTTATCGTTACCTCTTACATATAAAATACCTGTTCCTGCATCATCAATATAACTATTAGAGCCATCATGAACTAACTGTAAATCTGAACCACTACCTAATAACACCCTTCCGTTATCACCTAAAACAACATCGTGGTTAAAAATAGCTGTACCTGCATCTGACATATCAAGCGTAAGAGCTGTTATACCAGAAGCATTATCATCACCTTTAAAAATTATGTCTTTATCTTGAACTTTTGACTCTATAACGAAATCTGAAGATGAGTTGAGCAAATCACCTATTGCAGTACCATCGTCTTTAAAAGTTACATTTCCACCATTTGCATCAAGAATAATATCTCCTGCAACGTCTAATGTTAGATCACCGCTTGATAAATCTATTTCTGTGCCATCAATAGTAATATTATCAATCGCTACACCTGCGTTAGCTGTTACAACTCCTGTAACACCAAGAGTTCCACCTATAGTTGCATCATCTGTTACGGTTAGATCGTCTTGGACTTTTAAGTCTACTGTTGAAAGACTAGCAAAAGCATCAACAACTGCTGCTCCAGAACCCGCTCCGTCTAAATAAACTGCTTTTGTGTCTCCTGGAGGTATGGTTATATTAGCTCCTGAGCCTTGTGAAATAATAATGTTTTGTGATCCACTTGTGCCATTCTCTATAAATTGCATACGCTTCATAGTATTAGGAGCAATCGTAATAGTACAAGCTGAATCTAATGTACCTGTATATTTTAAATACATCGCACGACCTGCATCAGAACTTCCGTCTGCTACTGTCGTTGTGTGTGTATCTGCGTTGGTTGTAATAGCTTCAGTGCCAAAGCCTAAAGCCTCCCCGATAAGCTCGAGGTTGGTGTTGGTTGTTGTTCCCCAAGTTCCACTGGCGTCACCAGTAGCCATCTCATTAAGTCTTAGGTTGTTTACGTATGTACTCGCCATGTTTTATATCTCCGTACTTTCTTGATTGTATATGGTTTTTATCAAAATGTTAAGCAACTTCTTGCCAGTTAGTCGTTACTCCTGGAACTATTTCACCCCAGATAAGAACTAAATTAATTTCACCTGTTCCAACAACCGTTGTTGGATAGATATTAGCGTCTCCTGTTGTTTCTTGTAAAACACCTAATGCCGACGTTGCACTAAGTCCTGTAATACCAAATCGGTTATCTGTAATTGTTGATACACTATTTAATGCAGAAGTACCTGCTAAACCAGTAGGAGATACGTTAGCAACACCTGTTACGGTTTCGTTACCTAAAGCACTAGTTCCAGCAACGCCAGAACTAATAACAACTTCTGCAGTACCTGTTGCAGTTTCAGTTCCTAATTGAGAAGTTCCTGATATTCCAGTAACCCCCGTAAGAGCAACACCTGTAGCGGTGGCTGTGCCCACTGCTCCTGTAGCCGCAACTCCTGTTTCAGCAATAAGTGCTGAACCTTTACCTGTAACAGAACCTAAAGCAGAAGTACCCGCTAGTCCTGTTTCGGTAATATTTGCATCACCTGTAACTGTTTCTGAGCCTAACGCAGAAGTACCTGCAACTCCCGTAAGAGCAACAGGTGCAGGTTCACCGAAGGCTCCTTCGCCCCAAGTGCCTCTGCCCCAGCCAGTGATACTAGCCATAAGCTAATTTACGCTATTCTAATAATCGCGTTTGATGCGTCGGCTGTTGGAAATGTTATAGTAAAACTACCTGCTGTAGATGTTTTATCTCCACCGAAATCAAACACTGCAACTGCTGGATCGCCTGAAGCTGTATCATTATAAATCATACATCCTCTTGCAGTAATCGTAGCTGTACCAAAAGTTAAGTCAGCAAAATCAGTAAACGCTGTTGTTCCTGAAGATGTTGGATTAATATTGGTTAATGCCGCACCACCTGAAGTATAATTTGTTCCAGATGCTTGGTTTGTTGTTGTAAATGCAGTTGTTGCTGCACTCATTGTTGCTGAGCTTGTGTATAAAGCTAGTTTGAAAGAATTACCACCAGAAGCAAGAAAATTATGTTTCCCTTCTAATAGTTCCTTTTTAAAGCTAGTACACATTGCTTGTGTTATCGCCATTATAGTCTCCTGATAATATTAGCTAAGTCTTTTTGACCTTGCTGTTCTAATTGATTACATATTGTACACATATGGTTTTTTATCGCCTCTTGCATATAATACATAACTATCTTTTTACACGCATCTCTAAATGCATGAGCTTGTGCCCTTATGGGTGCAGGAGCTGTATCGCTCACAGAAATTATTTTATTAACCGCCATTTCAGAAACTTCATCGACACTAAGTCCTCTGTTATCTGTGGTGGTTACGCCTAAACTACCTACTTCTAAATCTGATCTTAAAGAAAACATATTAATACTCTTTCGGTTCTACAGGATTTAATTCTTTTAAATCATGTCTATTAATAATCCCTACAGGTTTGTTTTCTGGTTCCATCTGTACTTCAGATAGTTTACAAACACTCATGTTTTTACCGTCTTGGTAAACAATCTTAGGATCATCAAGTCTATGATAACCGTATAGTTTCTCATGTAAAGGAATATCCATGTCTAACAAAGTTGATCTAGGAGCAACTTCAATTTGCATTCCTGCATCAATACATTTAGATAACCAAAACTCAGTGCATGATCTACCCGCTTCTGCAAAATGCATATTGCTTCTATAAGTAAAATCTATTCCAAATAATGAAATTTTACCAACCTTACTCCATAAAGCAAAAGCTATAGCGTAAGGAATAGTATTATTAAAATAAGAACAACCTAAATCATGTACAATTAATTCTATAGGGTACTCAACTGCGGCAGGAACTCTATCATCTAATTCACAGGTGTAAATAGGAAAATTACATTTAGGTAATTTTTTCCTCATCATAGAAGTCATACTTCCTGCATCTTCGGTATCTAAAAACCGACTCATCGGGTCTAGTATAAAAGCTTTATCAATATTGGGTAAAACACCAATCATTGCGTTTATAGCCCAAACTTCATCAAACTCTACACTATGTGTTTGCGAAAGGTGAAAATCTATTTGGCTTTGCCCCATAGCAACGATTGCAACATTTTTACCTTCTAATTCCTTCATGCTTGTGGTTGTATTTTAAGTTGATCATTTCTTGCTTCATCTCTAACATCTTTATATTCACCAAGAACTTTTAATAAAGCTAAAGCTTCTTGAAATTTTTGTTCATATAACATAATAGTTTCAGGAGCTTCTTTCATAAATACTGCACCTTCTACTAAAGCCCCATATAACATAGCGTTAGGGGCATTATCAGAAAGCCATGTTTGATTATCGTTTCCAACAGTTGTTAAAGAATTAGGTCTATAGTTGTAATGAAGTTCGAAATCTAATGTAGCGTTAGGAGTAGGAGCTAATAAAAAAGTATCGTCATCAAACTGAGAATAATATAAAGGCAATCCTTCTGTAGCTGCTGAGGGAGTATAGTCTCTAATCCAGGAAACGTGTTTTAATAATAAATAACTATAATTACCTGAACTATCAATTAAAGCTAAGCTAAAAGGTGATAAAAAGTCTGAAGGCGTTGCTAAATAAGTATTACCTTGCGTAGCTCTACCTGTAACGTTTTTACGAAAAACAGGAAGTTGTACTCCTTTTAAAATTCTTTCTTCTGTTGTTTGTATAAAAGTATCTAAATTATTAACAAAAGTAGTTTCTGTATTATCTAAATAATCTTGTATCGCTGTTTTTAATGTTGCGTATGTAAATCCTGCCATTAGTCTCCACCTGCTTCTAAAGTACCTACTTCACCTGTTCCAAACTCTCCTTCAAATACACTACCTATAGGATCATCGGTAACAGTCATTGTTCTAGTTCCACTAGGGCTTGTTGTACTATTTATAACCGCTGTTGAAGGATCTATTGTAGTAACAACACCCAAACCTGCTTGAGGTAACGGAACGTCAGGTCTAGGTCTCCAAAGAAGTTCTGCGTCTGCTCCTATACTTGGTGGGTCTAGTTGTGGATGTTTAGGTTCGTAACACTCATGACAAACTCTATTGTTTTCCCAAGTTCCTCGTGCTTCTTTATATGGATATCTAAATCCGCAAGTATCGCAGATAAAGTAAGCATATTTTCCTGAAGCATAAGCCATTAGATATACTCTTGTTTAGGAACTAATCTAATATTAGAACGGTCTTCGTCATAACGTAAAGCGTTAGCTAAATCTCTCTCATATAAATCCTGTATGACAGGAAGTTTCTGAACATTTTTCTTTATACATAAATAATAAGCTAAACCTGATACTAAGCAAGGCATAAATCGTGTAGGTATATCTACATCGTTAAGAGAAGCCGCAGCATCCTCTATAGTACGCCATACATAGTAAATGAGTTTGTCCGTTGAATTCTCGGGCGTTGGATAAAGATGAATAACAGGAGACTTTTTACGTTCTAACCAAAATTCTGTAGAACGTGATTTAGTAGCCTTGTTGGGAATACTTATATACTCATTCCGATCTATTCTGTCTAAGGGATAATCAGTAACTACAGTATTAACTGTTCGTTCTACATAAGCGTCTAAAACATCGATATCATACGAGTTAATCGTATACTCATTAGTTCCTTCTGTAAGAGTTAGCTCCT